TGACTTCTTGGCCGACCAGAACAATCCGGCCTTCACCAGTGTCCTTGCCAGCGCTTTTGCTGCGCCCCTGTTCGGCTATACGGGGATGTCTGGGGCCATGATAACCATTGTGAGCCGGGAGTCGGGTTTGGGTAAGTCCTCGGCCCTACAGACCGCACAGGCTGTCTGGGGGCATCCCAAGGTGGGTATGAACTCGATCAGCGACACCGAAAACTCGATTATCGCCAAAACCGCATTCCTGAAGAACCTGCCGATCTATTGGGACGAAATCAGGGGCGACGAAGCCCTCGATAATTTCCACCGGATCGCGTTTCAGATCACGCAGGGCAAGAGCAAGGCACGAATGAACGCCCATGCCGAAATGCGTGAGGTACTGGACTGGAAGACCATCGTCGTAGGGGCGAGTAATGAATCTATCTTCGATCACATGGCACAGCGCGGAGGGCGTAGTAACGCGGCAACGGCGAGAACACTTGAACTCGAAGTCGATCCTTTTGATGACCCGACTCGGGCTACCCGGAACGCCATGTTTGGACGTCTGGACTCGAACCACGGACACGCTGGGCAGCTGTTTGCAGCATATATCGCCACCCGGCAACCTACTATCGCGGATTATGTTCGGAAGTTCTATGAACGTATCTATACTGAGTGGGGATTCACCGAAGGAGAGAGGTTCTGGTGTGCAACTATCGCTTCGCTTCTAGCGGCTGCGTCACTGGCGAAAAAAGCCGGAATCGTCAATTTTGACATAAAGACGATGTCGCAATACCTTCGTGACAGGGTTTCTGTACTGCGTGTTCGCACTGGACTCGCTATGACCAACACCAGCGCTCGAGAAGTCGTCATTGCTTACATACAGCAGTTCCAAGACGGGCTTCTGCTCCTCGATGCGTTCCCGCAGCCCGGCCAGCACGCCAAAAACCCCACTGTGAAGGCTCCACCGAAGAATCGCATGATGATCGTCCGAGCAGGCGATACCTACCGTTTCCGTGGAAAGGACTTCGCGGCGTGGCTGCAAAAATCGCAAAATATGAATGTTTCGGCGCTCTGGCCGCAAATGCAGGAAACGCTGGATGCGAAGGAAAGCAAGGCATACCTCGGAATCAAGGATACGGCCTACCACCTGCCCCGAAGCAACATCATTGAAGTTACGTTATAGGTGTATTAAAGGCCCACTATTAAAATGTCAAAAAATACAAAATTGAAAACGCGATCTGACGTTACAGGTTGGTCATCTGACTACTACCAGCTGCCGCCCGGTGCCAAGGAAATGCAGGACTTGATCGAGTACCGGGACATGAATTTCGCTATGGGAAATATCTTCAAGGCGTGCTATCGTTACGGTCACAAAGCCAACACCACTAGGGAATATGATCTGGACAAGATCATTTGGTATGCACAGCGAGAGAAGCGACGGTTAAATGGGCGCAAGAGAAAGAAGTAAGGCGTACTACGAGAAGTACCACGCTTCCCCCGAGGCGAAGAAGGATCGTGCTGCCCGTAACAAGGCACGCCGTGAGGCCATGAAGGATGGCCGGGTCAAGAAGGGTGATGGCAAAGAGCTTGACCACAAAGTTCCACTGTCGAAGGGAGGGAGCCGTTCGACGTCTAACACACGTGTTGTGAGCCGCAAGACGAACCGCAGCTACAAGCGTGACGCGAAGAACCGTCCAATTTAGGAGACAGGAAATGCCAAGTCGCACACTGAGGAAAGAGTGGGAACGCAAGAAGGCTGCACGTGCTGAGCCGGTTGCCGAACCCGTAGTCGAGGAAGAAGTCTTCGAGGAAGAAGTCGTCGAAGACGTAGAGGTTGACGAAGATGAGTAGGCCAGCCCAACACGTTGTCCACAGCGGCAACATCACTGCCACAGGTGCCTCGGGGCTGTTCGGTTTCGGCGCACAGAATGCCGTGTTCGTACTGGACATCACCGCTGCCGGTGGCACGACGCCCACGCTCGATGTGATCGTTGAGGAATACGACGAGGCTTCAGACAGCTACGCTACCATCGACACGTTCCCGCAGCAGACTGGCGTTGCCAATGTCAGGCGTACTGTCGTCGGTAACACGACACCGTTCGGTCATCTGCTTCGGATCAGCTGGACGCTTGGTGGTACGGCGAGTCCGAACTTCACGTTCACCTTCACGGCACACGAAAAGCCCTGATGGGTAAGGATTCAAAGCTGGGGGTCGAGGGTATATGGATTATCCTCGTCTTCCTGCTCATCCTCATCTTCTTCGCCTACAAGGAGGCTAACGCGCTCGAGCTTGAGGCCGGGCCAGCGCTCCTGTCAGGTGAGTACTCGGAAGGTGGGGCCATGATCCTGTCGGATCGTATCGGGAAGTTCTCTGTCGGCGGTGGCTACATTTCCAAACAAGTGTGTCACTGCCGTTACCCGGCTGAGCTGGACGAAAACATTTTCTTCCACGCCCAACGTGTGTTTGAGTACAAGCGTTGGGAACTTGGTATCGGGCCAGCCTACTTCCAGAATACGAACCGCGCCCTCGGCAAGAAGCTAACGTGGTCTCTGTCCCTCGGCTTCGGCGGTGAGCACTGGTCGATCAGGGTGCGGCACTTCAGCAACGCAGGGTCAGGCACCCCGAACTTGGGGCAGGACATGCTGGTGATCGGGTACGCCTTCTAGTAGTACCAGTACTCGGTAATCATCCCCCAAGGAATGACCATCTTGGCGGCGAATCCGTCCTTCTTCTTGACGTAATAGTCCGTCGCCAGCACCACACAATCCTCGTTCTCCTCCACCAGATAGCCTGTAGTCCAGCGGTCTACGGGCTTGGTGTTCTTCGCTTCCTTCCTTTTGAAATCCGAGGTCTCGATACTGGCATCAAGCCAGCGTATCTCTACCACCATCACAGTCGCCATTCTCCGTCGATGATGAACAGCAGGCTACGTTTGCCATTGGCGTACAGAACACAGTGACAGTGCATCCAGCTGCTCGGGCCTTGGTTGTAGTCCAGCCGCAGCGGGGTGCTGGTGCCGGTCTGGTAGCACCCCTCCTCGATGCCGGGGGAGTGACTGTGTCCTATGATCGTCTTGACTCCGATCCGACGCAAGTTCTTTCTCGAACCCCTTGATCCGTTTGGCCCTTTGTCACCGTGCAGCGAAAGTTCCACGCCATTCAGCGCAAAGCTCTCGTCTCGTTTCAAACACGTGATGGGAGCGTTACCCTTCAAGCGGTCCACCCAGTAGGTGAAGGGGTGAGGGACCGCATTATTTTGCTTAATTTCTTGCACCATATACAGGGCAGTCTCCAAGTAGAACTCCGCGTTCTCCGGGTCGTGCCGCCAGTCCTGCTCTCGCAGCCACCGGGCTAGGAAATCGTCGTGGTTGGAGGCCACCAGAACGCCTGAGCGCCCCGCACAGACACGCGCCAGCCACATGACGTCTTGTATCACCTCCTCTTTAACGAGGTGCAGGAGGCCCACACGCTTAGCCACCTGCGCGAATGGGTCTTTCTTCACGTGATGGTTGGTGCTGATGCCATCGTGGAGGTCGTGGAACACCAGATGTTCCGGGTTCAGGGTCTCAACCATGCCGCCCGGCCCGAAGGTGACTTTCTCCACGGTCGGGTCCATGACCGCCCGGTGCGTGTCTCCAAACACCAGTGCGGAAGCTCGTGCCACCTTGGACACCTTGGACGGGGTGTATTCCATGTCCAAATCTATGAAGCTACCGTCCTTGGTTGCGTTCAGCTGTCTCAAACTGAACTTCTTACCGATGATCTCCACGGCGACGGCGGCCAGTGCGTGATGGAACTCGCCCTTCTTGCCAGCCTTGCTGTCCGTGTAGTTCGGCAGGGTGACTGCGCCTGTGGTCGTGAGTATCTTGGGGTAGCGGTGGGAGGGCGTGGCGATAGTCTCAAGTTGCAGCTTGGTGTGTCCGAGGATGCCTGACTCGCCGTGTGTGAGGCTCTCGAAACCCTGTAGGGGGTTGACAGCGGTGGGCTGCGTCTTGATGTCTCCGAGCAGCACAAGGTTCTCGTTGAGTTTCTTGCGCTGGTTGTAGAGGTAGGGGTGTAGTTCATTGGCCCACTGTTCCAGATTCTCCTGCGAGTCTGTCCACCTAGATGTTGGGTTCTTGTACCTAAGTGGTATGACTACCAGTTCAGCCTCATTGTGTTCGCAGTAACGTCGCAGTGCCTCGAAGAACTGTTGATGGATGGGGGTGGCGTTCTGTGCAGCTGTTATGACGAAGCGCTTGACACCTCCCAGCTTACGTTTGAACTGTGGGTTCTTGTCAGCTTCCTTACGACTGTTACGGCCTGAGTACGGCTTGTCGGGGTCGGTGGTGGAGTAACAGTAGATGCGCTCGCCTGCTTTTTGATCCTCACACACCCATCGTTGCTTGCCACTCTGAGCCTTCTGGCCGCGCCGTAAAGTATCCCGCCCACACTTCGGACAGGTCTTGTACTCATGGGTGCGACCAGTAGGCCCCTTTCGTTTAACGGTACGGTTCCCCGTACCCGGCGTATAGCCCTGCTTTCTTCTCATCAATCGCTGCTCCATATCGCTCGTATTGAAGTTCTCGCTCGAGTTTGCCCTTCATGTTACGCAGAATGGCAGAACGGGTGATTGCCTCTTGAGGGAACGAACGATTGAACTCAACGATCTTTTGCATGATCGCTGCTCGCTGCCCAATGTCGGCGGTACGAAACTGTTTCATTAGGTCGATCTTCCTGTCCCGTACAAAGGCTTCCTTGTCTTTGATGGCGGCCTGACCTGCGTAGAACTTTCCGACATCTGTCGGGGTAAATCCTACTGCCTGCAAAGCCACCTCCCATGCGTTGAGGTCGGAGGTGTCGAGCACCGTATCGCCAGAGCTATTGACCAGCCCTTCAGAGGCGAACCGACCTGCACGAAGTATATCACGCATGAACTTCGGACTCAGCGCTTCGAGTCCTTTCACGTAGTCGCCACTACCAAAATACTGTAGACCCCTGCCAAACGTCAGGGCTTGGTTGATGCTCGCACCACCGAAGGACGAGAGCAGTGAGCCAGCCACCGACTCAGGGGTGTCACCTCGCAGGTCGATGAAGAACAGGGTTCCCAAAGACATGCGAACGGACAGGTCTGCACCGAAGGCCGCCGGGAGGCCACGGCCAAGAGCTGTTGAAACAGTTGTTCCAAACAGATCGTTCGTAGCACTTGTCACAAGCCGGTCGTAGGTCGCGCCAGACAGGGCATTCTTCAAGGTGTACGGCTCATCGTCATCTCCGAGTGCCATCATCGCCATACCCATCGCCATCTTGATCGGCTGCAAGGTAACGCCTACGAGACCGCCTACGGCAGCGTGCGTACCGAGCAGCCCCGCTACGATCTTCCGAGAGTCCTTGTCGCCCTTGAACGCACGCACCGTGTGGCGGATGAGATGTGCGTAGATGTGCTGTGACCACTGCATGAACTGGAAAACGATAGGCAGCTTCATAAACGCAGGCGGCTTGTTGGCCGTCGAGTAGTCGAACTGCGTCTGCGAGACCATGTCCTCTGCGTAGGAGGTGGCAGCTTCTCGGGCCGCTTCCTCACCGGCACCGCTGTTCTTCTGGCGAGCGTATTCCAGATCATAAGCAGCGATGGCGGTAAGGACGCGGTTGTTTACTTCAACCATGTGCGCCATTGCACGAGATGCGTCGAGCACCTTGGCCTTCCAGTCGGTCTTACCCCCTGCGATTTCACGCAGCTCTGTCAAAGGGGAGACCTCAAGCACGCTGGTCTCACGCAGCTTCTCGAGCATGGCGATGTGTTCTTCGGCTCGGGTGTCGTTTGCTTGCAGGTGTGAGGTAAGGTCGTCGAAGATTCCGAACGCTTCCTCGGCTGCGACATCCGCACCCTTCAACCACGGTAGGAGAGCGAGGCCACCCTTCGACTTCCCTACGCCCTTGAAGATCGGAGCCTTGATGAGTCCCTGTGCTGCCTTCATCGCAGACAGGGCGTTGCCCCACCCGTGTCGGCCAGCCATCGTCGGGGCCGTCACCATCCACGGTTGGGTGCTGTTAATCATGTGATATGACACACTCGTCAGCATGTAGAACTGAGTCAGGGCGATACCCTTCCGTGCGAGGTTGTGAATCTCGATCGGGTTGGTCGTCAGTTCATCACGTTTCAGAAGCGTGTTGTAGACGTTGTCCAGCTGCTCCTTCGACATCGGAGATGCACCCTGCTGATAGTTCTTCAGGTACTCCCGCATATCGGTCAGCCCCTTCGACATCTGCCAGCCGTACTCAAGCTGCGCCCGGTAGTAGGCAGACTGCGAGGCGTAGTTCGCAAAGTTGCGGTGCTGCAAGTCGTAGTTCACACCACGCCTGTTCTGACGTTTGATCTCACGCTTACGGAACGACTGGTCGCTCAGGTTCCGGAGGTAGAACTGCTTGATCGCGTTTGCCGCAGCTGCATTATTTCCCAACGATTCTATAATGCTATTGAGAGCGGCGTTCGATTGGATTGCAGACTCCTGCATGGAATCCAGCTTCCGTCCAGCCTCTCCAACATTACCCTCGCCGTACTCCTCAAGCAGTCGCTCCCTTGCTTCCAACACCTCGGACATCGACTCGCCGACAACGAACTCCGACTCCTTGATCTCGACTGCCCACTTGCCATCTTTCTCACGCACGCTGGCAGAGAGACTGGGGTCAGCTGCACGCTTGTCGGCGGCGTACTTGCGTGCCTCACGGCTGTCACCAAAGGTGCGCTCCTCGATGACCCGGCTCGCGTACACGGCGAAGTCCCCGTATCGCATCAACGGGAAATAGACACCCTGTTTCATGGCAGGTACTTGCGCCACCGACTGTATAAAGCCAGCCAGATCGTCTTCCTTATCGCCGAGGTACTCGCCGAACTCTGCGGCGATCATGTCCTTGCTGTCGGCGAACTTGCGGATGTTGTCCTTGTTGTACTTGCGGTTGAAGGCGTCGATGTCCATACCATCCGGGCCGCTGGTGACGACGCCACGAATCGCATTCAGAAGCAACAGGTCTACCTCGTTCTCGAGAGAGTTCTGGTAGTACGTGGTGACGTCCTGCCACAGCTGTTTGTAATCCTGCGGAAGCGCCTGCCAACGACGGCGGAGCACTGCGTACTCTCCACGCTGGGCGGCGTGCGACTTCTTGTTCCGATCATGTGTGCTGAGCTTGCTGGGGTCGAAGCCCTTGAGGGTGGACTCCGTAGCCAGACGACTGAACTCAAGCTCCTGCTCCACGCCGTGCTTCTCACGCAGCTTCGTCCACGTACGTGACATGGACTCTGGCAGCTGCATCAGCTTGTTGTTGCGAGCGTTGCGGCCATTGAACGCATCCATGTACTTCGCCAGCGGGCCTTTCTCGCCACCGAAGTACTGCTCGTAACGCTCACGCAGCTGACGCATGGAGTGGAACGCATGACTGAGCTTGCCTCGGAGAGCGTTACTCTTAATGGCGGTAGCAGCTTTGCGGGCATTGTCTTCAACCTCGAATGTCTGGTTGATCTTGTTCCATACTTCCTCGCCACCTAGCCCGTAGGTGTTCTGCCGCTTCGTATAGACACCAGCCTTCTCCATCAGCGTAGGCTCAACAGCCATGAGCGCTTCCATGATGTTGTCGTATTCAGGTGCCTGACTAAAACCAAACAGCCGTTTTAGAAACGCTGTGAACTTGTCCCACAGGGTCTCATTGTCCACCGGGGCAGACTGTAGGAACGCTTGAAACTCTGGGTTCGAGAACGCCTCGGCGACAAACTCTGCCGGAGACAGGTAGGTGTCAAACAAACCGTAAGGCTTGGTTGCATGAGGCACGTTCCTCATTCTTACCGTGTACGTACCGTCTGCCTCTTTCTGGAAGTAGGCTGCGCCATTATACTCCTGAAGATTGATCTCCCACACATATAGCTCAGCATCATCACGGTCAAGGTTTTTCCATTCCTTTGTGTATTTACCTCGTCTGGTTTTAACCCAATGCTGTCGTGCTTGATCCGCCAGTTCAGTTACGTATTTACGGAGAGCAGGCTTCGTCTCCAACGAGGCCACAGTAGCCGCGTGCATCAACTCGTGCAGAAGGGTATGGACAGCCGCACCTTCAGGTTGTGACGATCTTGCGATTCTATCAGGGAACAGATGGATACGGTTCCGGCGACCATAAAACCTACCAAGGGCCATTGAAGGTCCCCATTTGTAGGCGATGGTCACATCATTGGCAAACTCTATGTCAAGCAGTTTCCGGACAGTCATACCGTAGAAGCTGGACTCCGGCAGGACATCTTTCAGTGCCTTCAGGACAATACTGGCATGAACAATTCGTCCTTCTTCGCCCTTGAATTTCTCATCAGTAGGCGCGATCAGTAGGTCGCCAAGCACACGTGCAGCTTGTTTAACCTTCGGGCCGTGGTTACGAATCTCCTCACCGATCTTGTCATAGGCACGTTCTTGGTACTTCTCCTGCATGTAGTCAACGAACAGTCCCGGCTCGAGGTTCTTGTTGGTGTACGCACTCATCGTGTCTGTGCGGTCAGCAACACGCGCCTTGGTCTGGGTGTAGTCCTTACGGATAGCAGACGCCCGGCCACGAGCATCAGCCTTCCTGATCCTCTCCTGCCACAGCGCATCACCAAAGCGACGGTATGTAATAGTCCGGTACTTCCAGCCGCCAGTCTTTGTCCACTGGTGCGGGAACTTGATGGTGGCGAACTCCGAACCCATCTGGGTGATGAACCCTTCCGCTTTCAGGTCTGCTAGGAACCTGTCTTCGGCGACAGCCAGCTTGCGGATGGTGGACTTCTTGTTGTCCACAATCTTCCTGAAAGCAGCAAAAATCTGAGTCGCCCGTACATGACGGACGTCTTCGAGCTTCTCTTTCTCCTGTGCTATCTGTCGATCAGCACGCTTGTCACGATCGCGGATGCGCTGATCCAGCTCACCTTCCGGACGCCTGTACGTAAGCGTGACCGGCTCGTAGGGCTTGGCCGTCTCGACACGCTTCAGGGTCCTCGTGGTGATGATGCTCTCGCCACGACGAATCTTGTTCATCAGGTGAGCATCTTTTGGCGTAAACTCAAAGCCACCCTTCTCGTCGATGTCAATGACCATCTTGTTCTTGCGGAACCGGAAGCCGAAGTCGGTGAGCATACGCTTGATCGGCACGAAGAAGTCTTCCTCGAGACCCTGTGCGCGGAAAGTCTCAAGCGCCCAGCTCAAGTTCTGTGCCTCTGCCAGTGTCGGACGGTACGAACCCTCACCGTTGTAGTAGGCGTCAACGAACTTCTTAACGATGGGTGCAACGAACTGCTTGTAGTCAGAGTTCTTGCGCCACTTGGCACTGTTACGGCGGTGGTTGGCAGCAGCCTCGATCCGCTTGTTGTGTGCCTCTACTTTACGGGCGATCTCTTTGAGGTCTCGCCCCATCCCCTTCGCGTTGATACGCAGCGTCTCGCGTGCGGCGTAGGCGAACTCTTTACCGAACAGGTTGTCGCTGCCGCTGGCGATACGGTTTAGTGCCGTACTGACAGACTTCGCCAGCTTGACAGCGCCTTCATCGAAACGACGCAGCTCGTTGATGGCGTTACCGAGTTCGACCATTGACTCCGCCCACCAGATACCCATGATCTGATCGACGCCTGTCGGGGTAAGGTCGCCGTACTCGTCTACCTCCGGGGTGACGTTACGCAGGCGCTTGATGGCTCCACGGAGCCGCTCACCCAGCTGTTCGTAAATCTTCTTGGCCTCACCTTCACGAACCGCCTTCGTGTCTACGCCTTCTTCGTGCTTCTCTGTAACAGATGTCAGAGACTTGGTCTCACGCACCGTCTTGTTGTAGCCACCCTTCCCGCGCTTGGTCACATTGGTGACGATACGTGCTCCCTTAACACGTGAATCAGACTGTGACTGGTTACGCATACTGACGACGGCACGCATAATCTCTTTGATCTTCAGCGACGGGCTGGTTGCCTTCGCCTTGATCTCGGCCAGAGCATCGTCGTCAATACGTTTGTTGACGCTCATGCGGTAGTTCAGTGACTCCTCGAACGCCTGTTCCAACTCCGCAGGAGACAGCGCCTTCAGGTCTGCCTCGGTGGTCTTCATGTTGAAGAACTCAGTCTCGAGCATTACCTCGTCGGTGCCAGCAGGCAGCTCGGCAGCTCCAAACTCCTCACCGATCTGACGGGTCTCGCCCAGCAGCTCGATGGCTTTCTTCTCCTCCGGCGTCAGCTGTCGGCGATCGACACCGAGGAGGTCTGCAATCTTGTCAGCGTTATATCCCAGCTGTTGTACAACGGCGTCCTTGGTGAGACGGGCCTGACGAAAGACCTTCTCGACACGACGACGCGGCGCACCCGACCGGCGAGCACGCTTGACTCTCGCCAACGCTTTCTTCTTGTCGCGGTTAGCCTTTGAGACAACTGTTCCACGATGCTCAAGCGGGATGATGTCCTTGTTCTTGGCAATGAAGTCGGCAGCGTACAGCTCTTGCCACGCCTCGGCGTACTCCTTGGCGATGGCCTCATCCTTGAACTCAAGCGCATCAGGATGTACCTGCCCGGCGACAGCACCCTTGGCTTCCTTGTCCAGCGTCTCGGCAGCGAGCGTGAGCAGGTTCTTGGCCGCGTCCTCTCGGGTCTTGCCCTTGGACACAGCCTCGACCATCTCCTGACGTTCCTCGAACGGGACGGTCTTGCGAATCTCGTCGGCTACCTGCTCACCTTCTGTCTTATACGTAGCCTTTTTCTTTCGTGCAGCGATCTCGGCCTTCTGCTCATCCTGCGTGGCCTTGGTCTTCTGCTTAGGCATAGTGCGTATCGGGGTGACAGTAATGCGGGCATCAGCATCAGGCTGTGCCAGCTGGTACTCATCGGCCAACTGATCTGCATATCGCTCGGCTCTCCTCCTGTCGCTGAACGTACGGTCTTCGATGGTATTCCCGGCGTCGTCTGTGAACCGGACACGCATCCGGCCAGTTGTCGTCCGTGGCGTACCCCCAGTGGTACCCTCCGGCTCCGGTTCAGGCTCAGCGAACAGGTCGCCAGCCGCCATCTGCTCACGACGAGCAATGGCTTCTTCAGCCGTTAGTACACGTGTCTCACCACCCCACTCTTGCTGCACCTGTTGGGCTTCTTCGAGGGTGGAGACCAGCGTCTCTTGTTCGACGCCTCCATTCTCACCGATCTTCTGGACAGCCAACCGGCCATCAATCGGCTTGCCGGTACCAGCCCCGGTGATCTCACCGAGGATAGCTTGCAGGTCTTCCGGCGCACTCTGTGCCAGCTGATCCATCCAGTAGTCAGCGGTCTCCTCGTCGGCGAAGATCATGTCCCCGCCCCGGCCATCGAAGTCCTGCACCATCGGG